AGAATATATAGCTAGACCGCAAACCGCTGAGATATTTTTTGAAGACGTATTAATGGCTTGTGTATTTTACGGAATGCCAATACTTGCTGAAAATAACAAACCTAGGTTATTGTATCATTTTAAAAGAAGAGGCTATAGAGGCTTTTCAATGAACAGGCCTGATAGAAGATTAAACAAATTATCTGTAACTGAAAGAGAAATAGGTGGAATACCTAATTCAAGTGAGGATATAAAACAAGCACACGCTGCAGCTATAGAATCTTATATAGAAACTTGTGTTGGGCAAACAGAAGCTGGTTATGGAGATATGTATTTCCAAAGAACATTAGAAGATTGGGGTAAATTTAATATAAACAATAGAACAAAGCATGATGCTTCTATAAGTTCAGGACTTGCCATAATGGCTTGTAATAAAAATTTATATTCACCAGTTAGTCCAGTGCAAAAGAAAGTTTACGATTTAGGAATTAAAAGATATGACAATAGAGGTTCTTCGTCTAAAATATTAAGATAAATGAAAATACAAACAAATACCGATAGTTCTTTCCCTAACCAAGTTGTTAGCGACGAAGTAAAAGCTAGTTACGATTATGGCTTACAAGTCTCTAGGGCTATTGAACAAGAGTGGTTCAATCAAGGAAGAGGTAATGGTAATAGATATTTAAACAACTGGAATAGTTTTCACACACTACGGTTATACGCCAGAGGTGAACAATCAATACAAAAATACAAAGATGAATTATCTATAAATGGTGACTTGTCTTATCTTAATTTAGATTGGAAGCCTATACCAGTAATATCAAAGTTTGTAGATATTGTTGTAAACGGTATGTCTAATAAGTCTTATGACATAAGTGCTTTTGCACAAGATCCTTTTTCTGTAAAACAAAGAACGGATTATGCGGCTGCGGTTGAAAGAGACATGAACACTAAAGAAGCTCTTGTTAATATTAAAGAAAACCTAGGTATGGATTTTTCTTTAACAGGAAGCTTAGAAAGTTTACCCGAAAATCAAGAAGAGTTAGATGTTCATTTACAAATGACCACTAAACAAAATGTTGAAATAGCGGAAGAAGAAGTTATAAATAATGTATTAGCTTTTAATAAGTACGATCAAACAAAGAAACGTTTAGCTCAAGATTTAACTACTATTGGTATTGGGGCTGTTAAAACATCTTTCAATAAATCAGAAGGAATAGTAACTGACTATGTTGATCCGGCTAATATGATTTATTCATATACAGAAGATCCAAACTTCGAGGATATATATTATGTAGGAGAAGTGAAGTCTATATCATTAGCGGAACTTAAAAAACAATTCCCATCATTATCAGCATCAGAGTTAGAAAAAATACAAGATATGCCTGGTAATTCTCAATATGTAACTAATTGGGGAAATTATGATGCTAACACAATACAAGTTTTGTACTTTGAATATAAAACATATTCAGATCAAGTATTTAAAATAAAGAAAACAGAACAAGGCTTAGAAAAAACATTAGAAAAGTCAGATACATTCAACCCACCTGAAAACGATAACTTTGAAAGAGTATCAAGAACAATAGAAGTTTTATATTCAGGAGCTAAGGTTTTAGGTACAAATACAATGTTAAAGTGGGAGATGGCTGAAAATATGACCAGACCTACAGCGGATACTACAAAAGTAATGATGAATTACTGTATATCAGCTCCTAGAATGTATAAAGGACGTATAGAATCTATAGTTAGTAAAATTACTAGCTTTGCTGATATGATCCAAATAACACACCTTAAACTACAACAAGTAATGTCTAGAATAGTACCAGATGGTGTATTTTTAGATATGGATGGGTTAGCTGAAGTTGATTTAGGTAACGGTACTACATACAATCCAGCAGAGGCATTGAATATGTATTTTCAAACAGGTTCTGTTGTAGGTAGATCATTAACACAAGACGGAGAATTAAATAGAGGTAAAATACCAGTACAAGAATTATCATCTTCAAGCGGGCAAGCTAAAATACAAAGCTTAATAGGTACGTATCAATATTATCTACAAATGATAAGAGACGTAACCGGATTAAACGAAGCAAGAGATGGAAGTGCTCCGAGTAAAGATGCATTAGTGGGTTTACAAAAAATAGCAGCTAATGCTTCTAATATTGCAACCAAGCATGTATTAGACTCTTTATTATACTTAACCGTTAGAACTTGTGAAAACATTAGTTTAAAAGTTGCTGATGTTATTGAAAATCCTTTAACTGAAAACGCTTTAACAAATGCTATAAGTACATTTAATACAAAAACTCTTGAAGAGTTAATGAATTTACAGCTACATGACTTCGGTATTTATTTAGAATTAGAACCAGAAGAAGAAGAAAAAGCTTTATTAGAACAAAATATACAAGTTGCTTTACAAACACAAGCTATTCAATTATCTGACGCTATTGATATTAGGCAAATTAAAAATATAAAATTAGCTAATCAATTCTTAAAGCTTAGACAAACTCAAAAGATTAAGAGAGAACAAGAGCAACAACAAAGAAATATACAAGCTCAAGCTCAAGCAAATGCAGAGTCTGCTGAGAAAGCTGCTATGTATGAAGTTCAAAAACAACAAGCATTAACTGCTGAAAAAGTTAGCATTGAACAAGCTAAGTCTCAGTTTGAAATAGAAAGAATGCAAACAGAAGCTCAAATAAAAAGAGAGTTGATGGCTGAAGAATTTCAATACAACATACAGTTAGCTCAAGCTCAAATAGGTGCAGCTCAAGCAAAAGAGCAAGAAATAGAAGATAGAAAAGATAAAAGAATTAAAATGCAAGGTACCCAACAATCTGAATTAATAAATCAAAGACAGACAGATGGTTTACCTAAGGACTTTGAATCATCAGGAAATGATGTATTAGGCGGGTTTGGATTAGAACAGTTTGGGCCTAGGTAAGATTACAAACAATTATTTAATTATATTATATTATGTCAGAAGTAAAACAAGAAGGGGATTTTAAAATTAAATCCAAGAAAAAAAGCCCTAAAAAATTAGGCAACCAATCTAATGAGCCTATAAAGGTTAATATAGATGAGGTTAAAGAAAATACAACCGAAGATACTGCTAAGGTAATAATACCTGAAGTAAAAGAAGAAGTTGTTATAGTTAGTGAAACTAAAACAGAAGAACAAGCTCAAGATGGTTTGATTGAGGTTATTGAAGAAGATGAAGATGATACTGAAGAAGTTATCGAACAGCAAGCTCAACCAGTAGTTGATCAAAGAGTATTACCGGAAAACATTGAAAAGCTTGTTAGCTTTATGGAAGATACTGGCGGTACCGTAGAAGATTATGTTAGATTAAACGCTGACTATTCTAGCATCGATGATAAAGCATTGTTAAAAGAATATTATAAAAAAACAAAACCATATTTAGAATCTGATGACGTAAGTCTTCTTTTAGAAGATTATGATTACGACGAAGATATAGATGAGGAAAGAGATATACGCAAAAAGAAAATTGCGTTTAAAGAAGAAGTTGCAAAAGCAAAAGGCTTTTTGGAGAACACTAAGAGTAAATATTACGACGAGATCAAGTTGAGACCCGGCGCTACTCAAGAACAACAAAAAGCAACAGAGTTTTTCAACCGATACCAAGAGGATCAAAGAGTAGCTGATCAACAGCACGCGGATTTTAAATCAAAAACAAACGATTATTTTACAAAGGAGTTCAAAGGTTTTGAATTCAATGTAGGTGAAAAGAAGTTTAGATATGGTTTACAAGATCCGTCGAAAGTTGCAGAAAACCAATCCAGTATTAATAACTTCGTAGGAAAGTTTCTTGACGATAGTGGTAATATAAAGGATACTAAAGGTTATCACAAAGCTATTTATTTAGCTTCTAATGCTGACAAGATTATTAATCATTTTTATGAACAAGGTAAAACAGATGCTACTAAAGAAATAATTAGTAAATCTAAAAACCCAAGCACAGAACCTAGACAAACTGGGACAGGTGAGTTTGTAAATGGAATAAAAGTCAAATCGATTAGTGGCTACGATAACTCTAAACTTAGAATTAAAACAAAAAAATTTAACTAAAAAAATTAAAAATTATGGCAAATGTAAGTCCAGCGTTCGGGAGTTTAATCCCAACGCAAAAAAAGCAAGCCTTAGAGGGCAATTATTTAAACTTTACTGATGGGACGAATGATTTCGCACAACAGTACTTACCAGAAATCTATGAAGCTGAAGTAGAGCGTTATGGAAATAGAACCTTAAGTGGTTTCTTAAGAATGGTAGGAGCTGAAATGCCAATGACTTCTGATCAAGTAGTATGGTCTGAGCAAAATAGATTACACATCTCTTATGAGAATGTAATAGCAACTAATGCAGGTGCTGTAGGAGCAAAAGTTTCTACTTTAACTATACCTGTTGGCGGTGCTGGTGCAACTCTTATTCAAAATGTTGTATCCCCTGGTTCTACTATTGTAGTGATGAATCCAGCAACTGGAGCAGAATTAAACTGTTACGTTGTTGCTTCTGGAGCTACTCCTGGAAGTGCTTTAGGTGCTGGTGTATTAACTGTTGCTCCTTATTCTCAAGAAGCATTAGATGGAACTGGAGCTGGAGCTGCTGAAATAGATTTAGTGACTGGTGGACCAGCACTTAAGATCTTTGTATATGGATCTGAATACGGAAAAGGAACTGGAGACGCTAACAGAATTTCTGTAACGCCTTCTTTCACTCAGTATTCTAACTCTCCTATTATCATCAAAGACAAGTATGCAATCAACGGATCTGACACTGCTCAGATTGGATGGGTTGAAGTAGCTACTGAGTCTGGTCAAGGAGGTTTCTTATGGTACTTAAAAGCTGAATCTGAAACAAGATTACGTTTTGAAGACTACTTAGAAATGTCTATGGTAGAAGGTGAATTAAAATCTGGAACCTCAACTACAACTGCTAAAGGTACTGAAGGTCTTTTTGCTGCTGTTAAAAGCCGTGGAAATGTATTAGTAGACTTTACTGCAGCAACTGGTTTAGCTCAGTTTGATTCAATTCTTAAAAACTTAGATACTCAAGGAGCTATCGAAGAAAACATGTTATTCTTAAATAGAGAAACTTCTCTAGATTTTGATGATATGTTAGCTACTGTTGGTCAACAAGGTGGGACTGGTATATACCAAGGAGGTAGTTCTTATGGTGTATTTGAAAATTCTGAAGAAATGGCATTGAACTTAGGTTTCTCTGGTTTCAGAAGAGGTTCTTATGACTTCTACAAAACTGACTGGAAATACTTAAACGACGCTTCTACTCGTGGTGGTGTTGCTGATGCTGGTATCGAAGGAGTATTAGTACCTGCTGGAACTTCTACAGTTTACGATCAAATATTAGGAACTAACATCAGAAGACCTTTCTTACACGTAAGATATAGAGCTTCTCAAGCTGATGATAGAAGAATGAAAAACTGGATCACTGGATCTGTAGGTGGCGCTGCTACTTCTGATTTAGATGCTATGGAAGTTCACTTCTTATCTGAAAGATGTTTAGTAACTCAAGCGGCTAACAACTTTGTGTTATTCACAGACTAGTACCGATTAAATTAATGTAGTAGTTACCCTCGTTGAACTGACGGGGGTGATTATTACTCTTATTCACATTTTTATTATATTATATTATGGCTGCAAAAAAAGCACCAGCAAAGACAGTTGAGGTTGCTCCTCAGCAAGAAGTAGTAGCAAAAGTAGCTACACCAAAAAAACAAGAACCAGTAAAACCAACCTGGGAAATTAAAGATAGAATGTATATAGTTGTAGGTCAAGCACCTTTAACGTTAACTATTTCATCTAAACATACATCAAGGCACCCACTTCTTTGGTTTGATAAGGAAAAAGGTATCCAAAGAGAAATCAGATACGCAACCAATCAAAACTCACCTTTAATAGATGAGCAAAAAGGAGAAGCAACACTAGGACATATAATGTTCAAAGACGGAGTGCTTTATGTTAAAAAAGAAAAACAAAACTTACAAAAACTATTATCTTTATATCATCCACTATTAGGCAATAAATACTACGAACACAATCCAGTAGCTATTGCAGAAGATGAATTAGAAGATTTAGAGATTGAAGTAGATGCAATGATTGCTGCAAGAACAATGGAAGTAGATCAAGCCGAAGCAATACTTCGTGTTGAGATAGGTTCTAAAGTTTCAAGCATGACATCTAAAGAATTAAAAAGAGATCTTATGTTGTTTGCTAAAAGAAATCCACATTTATTTATGGAATTAGCAAATGATGATAATGTACACTTAAGGAACATAGCTATAAAAGCTTCTGAAATGAATATCATTAAATTATCACAAGATCAAAGAACCTTTACTTGGGGATCAAACGGTAGAAAATTAATGACTGTACCTTTTGATGAAAACCCTTACTCTGCAATGGCAGCTTACTTTAAAACCGATGAAGGTGTAGAAGTTTTTAGGTCAGTAGAGAAAAACTTAGAATAACATGTAATATTAATATTAGCTGGTCACTTCTCGTGACTGGCTGGTATTATAATAAAAAAATAAATAATGGCTATAAATGTAGATTTAGTTTATAAAACTGTCTTATTAATACTTAACCAACAACAAAGAGGTTATATAACTCCAGACGAGTTTAATAAAGTAGGTAATCAAGTTCAGCAAGGTATATTTGAAAAATATATGAGCGACTTGAATCAACAATTACGTATACCTGAAAATGATAACGAGTATGCTAATAGAGTTAAAAACCTAGAAGAAAAACTAGATATATTTAAAAGAATAGCCGCACCTACTTTTTCAACAGATCACTTCACAACTGCTTCACTGCCAAACTTTTATAGACTAGGTACCGTTATATACAACGATACTATTGAAGCCCAAATGGTAGAAAGAAACGAATGGTACAAAATTAAAAAAGCACCATTAGTTGCACCTACAAAAAAACAACCTGTATTTTTATACGAAGAAAATAAAATATACTTATACCCTACAACTATAACTACAGATGTTCAAGTATCTTATTTGAAACAACCAGCTATGATAAACTGGGCATATACAATTGGAGGATTAGGACAATACACATATGATGCTAGTAATTCAGTAAACTTCGATTTACACCCTTCAGAACAAGTAGATGTAGTAACTGGTATATTATTATACTCTGGAGTTATTATTCAAGACCCTACTATAATACAAGTAGCATCTCAAAAAATACAACAAGAAGACATAAACGAAAAATCTTAATAATACATGGGCTTAATTACAGAAAATAATCAGCAATATTACGCAGGAGTTCAAAAATATCTATCTGCAGCTGGTGCTGGCCAAGCCTTCACTACTACATTTGATACTGAATTAGTATTTGGTAGTTATGATCCTCTTCAGCAAAACTACGCTTTAAACAACTTCAAGCTTTACACCGCAAACGCCGGTGTTTTGACATATACAGAGTATACGTCAGCTTACACTGTTAGCGGAAATACAATTACTTTTACTGGTAACTTAGCGGCAAACACAAGTGTTGTTGTTCAATTAAAAATACTAAGCGGTGGTGAATATGGAAACAGAGATGCTTACGGTAATACTGTTGAAGAAAACTATGGTAGCTACGGCTACATATCTTTAGAAGACATAATAAACAACTTTCAAGTAGCTTATGTTGGAACTGGTAAACTAATACCGAGTTGTAACAGAACCGATATAATATTTCACGCTAAACGTGGACTACAAGAGTTTAGTTACGATACACTCAAAAGTATTAAATCTCAAGAATTAAATATACCCCCTGAACTAAGTGTTGTGATACCACAGGACTATGTAAACTACACGGCGGTATCCTGGATAGATCAACTAGGTGTTAAAAGACCTATATATCCTGCAAACAACCTAACTACAAACCCGTTTGAAAACCCTATACAAGATTCTAAAGGTGTACCAACTCAAGATAATTTTGGTAACAACGTTGAAGGAACATCGATAACAGAAGAACGTTGGAGAACAGCTAATGATTCTTTAATAAATCAAGATGTAACAGATGCGCTTTATAACCAAGGTTATGATAGCTGGGGATGGAACGAACAGATATTAGGTCAAAATTACGGATTAGATCCTCAATATGCTCAAGTAAATGGATGGTTTACTATAAATCACAGAGAAGGTAAAATGTCTTTCTCAAGTAATTTAGCGGGATCATTAATAGTTTTAGAGTATATTTCTGATGGTTTAGCTTCCGATATGGATACTAAAGTTCCTAAGATGGCAGAAGAGGCTCTGTATGCCCATATAAGCCACGCTGTGATAGCTTCTAGGATTAACCAACCTGAATATGTAGTTAGAAGATTAAAGCAAGAGAGAAGTGCTAAATTAAGAAATGCTAAAATAAGATTATCTAACATTAAACTTGATGAAATTGTTCAAGTAATGAGAGGTAAATCTAAATGGATAAAATCATAAATTAAATGGCTGAGATTAAAAATACCTTTCTTAAAGGGAAAATGAATCAAGATCTTGACTCTCGTATATTACCAAATGGTGAATATAGAGAAGCTAGAAACTTATCTATAAGTAGATCAGAAAGTTCTACAGTAGGTGAGTTTGAAAATGTTTTAGGTAATACAGCTATATCTAGTTTAACAGCCATTGGGGCATCCGCTACAACTGAAATAATTGGACAGCTAATTGATGAAAATAGCAATGTAGCATACTTTTTAGCAACAGACTATGATTCTCCAACCGAGGTTAGAGCTACTGCGGCAGATAATTGTTACATAGTTAAAGTAGATTTATCTGTAACCGTAAACACTAATCCTATAATTTTAGTTCAAGGATTCTTTTTAAATTTTAACAAAAGCTTTCCGGTAACAGGTATAAACTTAGTTGAAGATTTATTATTTTGGACTGATAATCTTAATCAACCTAGAAAAATAAATATTGCAAGAGCTCTTGCTGATGCAACTCATTACACAAATGAAGATCAAATATCTGTGGCTAAATATGCTCCTTATGAGCCAATATTAGTAATGGATAGAGTCAATGCTGTAATTACTTCACCTGACCCAGCTGTTAGCACTACTACTATAATTATAGATGATGATGCTGATTATGCTTTAATAAAAGTAGGTGATATAGTTACTGACAAAAACAAAATAACAAACCAACAAATAACTGGATTAGTTACTGTTATAGGAAAACCGGATCCTGCCGCAACTCGTGCATTAACATTGTCTAGTGCTATTACTGTAACAAACGGCACTGCAATTGACTTCAGTAGACCGAGTATGACTAATAAAAGGGATTTTGAAATGGCTAACCATTCGTCTGGAGCCGTTACAATTGATCCTATACCAGCAGTAGGCGCGACTAATCCGATAACGGCTACATACACTATAGGTCAAGGCTTAGGTGATAATGACACTAGTAATTTTATATATGGAGGAGACAACGGTATACCTAGAATAGGAGACTTAGTTAGCGGTGATGGTATTAGCCCAGACACAAGGGTAGCAAGTGTTAGCGTAGTTAATCAATATTCAAACCCCCCAAATTCATCAGCCCCTGAAAGATTTCGTACTTGGCAAGATATAACTTTTACTCTAAACAAGACAACTACATTAGCAAGTGCCGGTGTTATATCTATAAGTGATAATCCAAATTATGACGCTGCCTGGCAAGGTGATGAGAAACTACTAGAAGATAAGTTTATAAGATTTAGCTATAGATTTAAGTTTGAAGATAACGAGTATTCATTAATGGCACCATTTAGCCAAGTAATGTTTATACCTAAGCAATATAGTCAGTTTGGTGGAGGTGCTTTTTCAGACGAGCAAGATATGGACAATACTTATAAATCAACTATTGTTAATTGGTTTGAAAATAATATAAATAATATATTATTAAAAATACCAATACCTAGTACAAGTGTTGCTAATACGATTTCTGAATTAAAAATAACTGATGTTGATATACTTTATAAGGAGTCTGATGCGCTGGCTGTTAAAGTTTTAGAAACTGTTAATTTATTAACTCCCACACCTATTGAATCCTCAATAGACTTTTACGATGCTGTTAACGGAAATAATACAAAGCATTTCATAGATTATGACTACAGCTCAACAAAACCATATAAAACATTACCTAACAACCAAATAACTAGAGTGTCTGATAAAGTGCCTATTAGAGCATTAGCTCAAGAAATAATAGGTAACCGCATTGTTTATGGTAATTATTTAGATAGACACACCGGTCCTAATTCGATAGCTTTTAGTGCTTTTGCCTCTAACAAGTCTACAAATTTTGACAACTATACTCAATTTCCGAAACATCAATTAAAACAGGATAGAACTTATCAAGTTGGTTTTGTGCTGTCAGATAAATACGGAAGACAATCAGACGTTATATTATCATCCTATGATGGAGTGGCTAATATACCTGGATCTACTGTCTTTAATCCTTATAATGACATAACAACACAGCAGCAGTCGCCAATACTTGATTGGCTTGGTAATGCTTTAAACGTAACTTTATACGAAGCAATAAATCCAGCCTACGATCCTATCACGGGTTCACCTGGAGTTTACAATGCAACAACTAATCCTTTAGGATGGTATTCCTATAAAATAGTTGTAAAACAAACACAACAAGAGTATTATAATGTTTATTTACCAGGTTTTGTAAATGGCTATCCTGTTATACAAAACTTAAGTGCTGAAAGAGACACTAGCTTTTTCACAACATTATTAGGTGATAATATAAATAAAATACCTAGAGATTTATCAGAAGTAGGGCCTAATGATATAGACTTTACTAGTAGTGAGAACATAATGATAAGGGTTAATAACCCTAGAATAAATAACAAAACAGAGGCTAATCCTCCGTATCTTCAAGACAGAGCGTGGAATGCTCAATACTATCCTGGTAATATAGAACAAGAAATAATACAAATAGGTACAGTTAGAGATTTAGAAATACAAGCAATTCCTTTTAAAGCAAACGCTATAGAGGGAGAGTATGGTGAGTCTAGCATATTACAAGCGTATAATTACTTTACTGCAGGAGACCCCAGTACTGGAATAGAAAGTGTTAACGAAATTCCAGAACCTACAGGCGCAATACCATGGGGTACAACAGGACCAGACGCTACTTTTTACAATGGAGACTCAAACCCATTTATTATTAAAGGTAGTCAATCGCAAAATAAAAATAATCCAATAGGAGCCTATGTAACAACTCTTTCTGTAAATGAAGACAATCCTGCTCAATCAGTGTTATCAATGGTACCGTTTTTATCCGTAGCGGAAACGAAACCCGTAGAATCATTGTTAGATATATATTGGGAAACATCGTTATCAGGTAATTTAGCAACGCTTAATTCACTGGTAAGTTCACAAGATAGCGGTTTGATAGGTTCTAATTTTCAAGCAACAACTTTTCCAGAAAGCATAACTAGCAATGATATTATAGGCTTTGGTTTTAACTTTTTAAAAGGAGATGGGCAAATTGCTCCAGCTTCTGCGGTTACATTGAACTCTATAACTATAACCGATGGAGCGGGTACTGCTTTATCTTCTACACTTTTTACAATAACGAAAAACGCAAGCCAGACTTCTTTTCAAATAAAACCGACAAATACCGATTTCTTTTATAGTGATAGTATTTTACAATCACCTCTAACAGGTGTTTATAATATAACAGCAAATGTTACCTATGCTTCTAATCCAGCGGATAATATTGTTTTACCAAGCATAACATTAACAAATGTTGCTCCGGTAATAGACAACTTTCAACAGCCAACAGTTAGCGCAGCTGTAGGAACTATAATAACATTAGCTGGTAAAAACGGTAGTGCCGACGCAACAGTTAATACAACAGAGCTTAATTGGTCAATAGTTTCAATTAGTCCTGTAGAAACTCCTGCTAAAATTCAAATAAATGCAACAACAGGTGAATTATCTAATGATGCTATTTTAACAGACGCTACTGCTTACGACGTGACTGTTAAGACTACTGATGCTGATGGAAACGGATTAGATAGCTTATCTGCTTCTGTGCAATTTCAAATTGGATCAGCAGCAGGTAATCGCGTAAATAAAGCCTTGTGTCAAGGATGGCAAGGATCAGCGTTTACAGGCTGTAATGAAAGTTTAGGTGTTGTTTTTGCAGGGTATAGTACACCTACATCAGTTCCTACAAGCTCAGTTACCGTTTTTAATAGCGGTACTAGCGGCACAAGTGTTGCATATACTGCTAATAATACATCCAATAGCTATAATGTTCTTGCAAAAAATCCTAGTTCGCCTGGAGATTTTGGCCAACCTACAGTAACACATACTACAGGGGCTTTAGAACAAGGTACGTTATATATAACACCAACATTGACAAATAATGGCGGTACTACTTCGGATGATGATACTGTTACTTTTACAATACAATTTAAAGGCGCTACAGGTGGATGGGTTCAAGCTGTTGACTCAAGTAGTAATGAAATTAGAAATATAACATTACAAGTAGGAAGTAACGCAACGGTAAGTAGCAAAAAAGTATTTGATACTCCTGGAGAATATAGGGTTTTAACAACTACTATAACAGGAGGTATGTGTAGTTTGGGTCAGACAGGTACATCATTGATAGTTAATTTTGGAGATGAAAACTATACTGGCCAATCTTGCTTTCCAGCTCCAGCGTAGGTAATAAATAGAAAAAACAAGTAATTAATATAATATGTCAATAACACTAGAAGTAGGGTACTTTAACTCATTTTATTTGAAGAGAATAGCTGATATACCGGTACCAGTGGGACCAACTAATGTAGTTTCTTTACCTGATACTAGCTTAGTTCCATATCCTTGGGTGGCTCCATCTACTTCTATAGTAGAGGAAGATTGGTATATTGAAGAATCAAGAATACGGGGTGGTTATAACAATACTTCAACTGATCTAGGCGTAAAAGCATATATAGTAGAAGATAACGATGCACAACAACGAAGATCAAGTTCATTAATATATTCTGGAATATTTAACTCTAGAACAGGTGTAAATCAATCTAATCAATTTAGCATTGCTGAGCAAATAACTAGAAGTGTTGATCCTATTAGCGGAAGCATACAAAAGCTTTATGCTGAAGATACTAACTTAATTGTATTTCAAGAAGACAAAGTAAATAGAGCTTTAATAGATAAAGACGCTATATACTCTGCAGAAGGCGGAGCTATTACCACAAGTGCTAATTTAGTTATTGGTCAAATAATACCTTATGCTGGTGAATACGGTATATCTACAAACCCAGAATCATTTGCTGTTTACGGATACCAAAAATACTTTACAGATAGAAACAGAAATGCTGTACTTAGGTTATCAATGGATGGCATTACTGAAATATCTAGCTACGGTATGGTTGATTTCTTTAGAGATAAGTTAGCAACTGTTAGTTCTACTGGTAAAATAGTAGGTGCTTACGATATATATAATAAAAACTATGTACTATCATTGCAATATGCAGGAGTTGATTTACCAGATACATTAAGCTTTGAAGAAGCTACTAATGGTTGGGTGAGTTTTTATGATTACAAACCAACAACTGGATTTAGTTCTCAAGGTAAATTTTTTACAACAAACGGAACATCTATTTGGGAACATTATGTTTTGCAAACAAAAGCTGCACCGCCTGCTCCAGTGCTTAGAAATTCATTCTATGGTGCTGCTAGCTTACCTTCAACATTGAAGTTTGTTATTAATCCAGATCCAACAAGGGTTAAAACGTTTAATACTGTTAATTACGAAGGAACAAACGGTTGGGAGATTACATCATTAGTTTCTGATGCTACTGGATTTGATGCAAGAGGAGCTGGATGGGATGAAACAATAGATACTTCATCGAGAATATGGAGTTATGATGAAGGTCTTTACACAGAAAACGGTATACCTTATAGAGCTGGTTTTGATAGAAAACAAAACAGATATGTAGCCGCTATTAAAAATAATTCAACTCAACCTATAGATGGTCAAGTTTTGATTGGACCTGATAGCTCAGGTATAAAAGCTTACTACGCTACAGTAACCATAAAGACCGACACAACAACAGACCCGGGTAAATTAAAAGAGTTGTTTGCAGTAGGTGCAACATACGGAAGATAAAAAACAAACAATATGATAGAATTTTTAGAAATATTTTTCTTTGGACGAGGTGATGTTCAAATAGCTATAGCTCCTGTAGTTGGGGCTGCTTTAATATCTGGAGGAATTCAGGTTATAGGGTCTATATTTGGAAGCGGTCGAAGGAGAAGAGCTGAAAGAGCGGCACAGCAAAAACAAGCTAGGTTACAGAGAAAATTAAGTTCATTGGAAGCTAATAGGCAAGCTATAACTAATCCATATTCTGGTGTTAGTAATTTAAGCGGACTAGCTCAAGATCTTAGTTCAAACTTAACAAACCCTTATGCTAACTTAAGTGTAGCCACGCAGGCAGCTGAAATACAAATAGAGCAAGCTGATATATCTTTAGCAAATACATTAGACACCTTAAGGTCTACTGGCTCAGGCGCTGGAGGAGCAACTGCTTTAGCACAAGCCGCATTACAAAGTAAAAAAGGGGTTTCTGCTAGCATTGAACAACAAGAAGCAAATAATGAAAAGTTAAGAGCTCAAGGAGAACAGCAATTAGATAGAATGAGAATGCAAGAAGCAGCAAGGGTTCAAGGTATTCAAATTTCCGAAGGGGGTAGAGTGCAAGGTTTAGAAGCAGCTGGAAAACAATTCATGTTTGGAGCTCAAGAAGAAAGAGAAATGCAACAGTTAGATAGGGTATCAGCGCAACTATCAGGTGCTCAAGCTAGTGGAATGCAAGCATCTGCTGATAGAAGAGCGAATCAAGCCGGATTAATAGGTGGTTTAGCTTCTCTTGGAGGTAGCTTAGTAACTGGCTTAGCGTCTCAACAAGCAAATCCATATAATAATTCTGCTTCATTAGATACTGGAAGTACAGCTTTTACAGATAGTTTAAGTGGAGGAATGTTTGACGTAAACACTGGTGGTGGTTTTAATAGTAATGTTGGTCAAATAGATTTTTCTAACTTGCCAAACTGATAAATAAAAAATACAAGAAATGAGTTATAGAAATCCAACACAACATATAGACAGACAATCTGGGCAGATTGAGCAAAACTTGCAAAAAACCTTAGCTGGTATTGGAACAGGTGTTGTATCTAGCATAAATAAAATACATGCTGATAACGCCGCTAAAACTGCTGCAATTAGAGCTGAAGCTGATAAAAGAGTTGCGGATGCTCAAAACTCTATAATGCAAACGCAGTCTAAAAATCCAACTGCAGATTTTGGTGATTTAGATGAACAATTAAATTTGATGAATCGTCTTTTAATGAAGGATCCAGCTAAAAGAACAGCTGAAGAAAAAACCTTTATTAACGGTATGGAAAACATAGGAGACAATATGGCTAACATGTTAAAGAATACTGCCATGTCTCAAGAAGCTATGATGGAGCAGATTAATAAGATACCTGGTACTATGGGGGCTGTTGACCCTAAAGCTAACCCTGAGCAATATGCAAAGCTTTCAGTGTTAGCAAATCAAACAGAAGGAAGAACTAAAGCTAGGTATAAAACCAATAAAAACGGACAGATTGTTTTTTCTTTAGATGTTTATCAAAAAACAAAAGACGGGGAGAAGTTTGTAGGAAGTGTTATAAATGACAATGTTGCAACCACTCAGATGCCTACTGTTGTGCCTAATATATCAAAAGATATTGCTCAAAATATACAAAACACTATTAATTTATTAGATCCAACAAGCGAATTATCGCCTGTTTTAAGTGAGGATAGAAAAGAAATACTATATCACCAAGACAAATTTGGTAGAAGAGTTGATCCTAAAAAATTTAGAAATCAATTAGAGGCGCAATCAGGAAGTACTTTATCACAGTTTACAGATAGAAAGATAGCATCGTTATACAATAACGTATTAAATCCAGGTGATACAGATTTTAGCTATGACGCACCGTTGTCTAATGATCAAAAATTAAAAGCAAAAAAAGCTCTAGTAGATTATATGATGAAGCAACCTTCAGTTACTAAAGTCTTAGGTAACATTGTGGAATCAAAAATACCTACAAAGAAAGGTTCTACATATAAGCCTAGTGAACTAGAAAAAATGGCTACCAAAGTGAGCAAACAGTTTAATAAACTGCAAGAGTGGGACGGTAAAGGAAACCCAACCCCTACTGTTGTGCCTTCTTCTATAGTAAAAGGAATACAAGCTAGGTGGTTTGCTGGCGATGATACAGAAAGCAAAGGATGGATGATAGAGCAAAAAAATGGAAACAAATGGGAACCTATAAGTAAAATTACAAATCCTACAGATTACGAAACTCTAGCTCTTGAGTTAGGGTATGACTTTGCAGGGGGAAAAAATAAAAATGCTAAACCCGAAAGAACAGGACCAGTACAAATAGGATTTGCAGGACCTTCTCCTGAAATGGATTATTCACAATTTGAAGAGTAAGATAATTAAATAAAATAAAATTATGCCAAGATATAAAGTAAACGAAAAGACTTATAATTTACCTGAAGATAAAGTCGAAGGGTTTTTGCAAAAATTTCCAGATGCTATAGCTATTGAAGACGAAGCGCAGGATTTTCCAACAAGTACTGTAGAGGATGCGGATGCAGTACAACAACCAATGACAGCATCACAAGCCGGGTATGTGGATCCAAAAGATACGGAATCTTCATCGGTAGTTGGTTTATCGGACTCTCGAATTGAAGACATAGAAAAAAACTTTAAAGTAGGATATTATCATCCTGAGCAAAGAGAAGCTTATAAAAACTGGGAAGAAACAGGTGAGGTTGATGGTGCGTTATTACCTGATTTTGATGTAGATGATTATAAAAAAACCGAAAGAGTTATAAATGACGATTTTAGAAAAGAAGTTGAAAGTATATATCAAGAATCCGCTAAAGGAGTTAAATTAGATAAATTTGGCTCTTTTGATTATGATGATAAAGAGTCTATAGCTAATTTTAGAGATAGAGCAATAAATAAGCTTATAAAGGAAAATAAAACTATTCAAGATAAAATCCTACCACAAGCTGCAAGCCAAGCTAAATTTGAATTTGATTCTGTAAATGATAAGCTTAAAGAAAAATATGGAATAAACAGTAAAAACGTTAGTCAAGAAAATATAGACAATTATACTAAGGAAGCTACCACACAATTCAACGCGTTGGTTAATTCGAAAGTAAACTCTACTCCTGAGTTTAAACAGATTATAACAGATTTTAATTCTGTAATGGACGAAACAGGTAGAGTAAGTCTTGACGCTTTTACTAGGGGTAAAGACTGGGAATCTGGTATGATTCTTGAAAAAGCTATGGCAGGATCGCCAAACTCTATAGGTAATCTTGCTTTTAAATTTATACAGCAGACTTATGCTGGAGGAAAAGGAATAAAAGATGGACTAGACGAAGCGGGAGTGTATGGAGCTATACAAATGAATGAAAGATTCATTTCTCAATTAGATTCTACAAAAGAAAAAGCAAAAAAACAAAAGTGGGATACTAATACGCAAGGTTGGTGGAGGCAATCAGATAATGATCTTGCTAATGCCTTTAAATTTGTTAAAATAACTAATGAAAATCAAATAATTCCATCCGGTGTTACAAAAGGAAGTTTAAGTGACTACGAAAATAGCGTAAATAAAAAGACTGAAGCAGAAGATTTATCTATTAGAAAAAAATTAATAGACGTTGCTGATCAACAATTAGTCACGGCAGCTTATGGCGCTGATGAGTTTAAAAATTTTATGAAGGGAGACAACATGCTGGAAAATAGTGTCAGCATGATTGGAAAACAATTATTACCTCAAATGGCTATTGCGATTACTACCGCAGGGGTTGGTAATGCTATTCAAATGGGTAGCGGAATGTATGTTGACGGTATAAATAATAAAATTAGAGAAAAGTATGGGTTAACTGACGGAGAAGAAATAACTCAAGACATGCTTAAAAATGTTATTAGTGATGATAAATTTATTGATACTTTAGTTGCAAAATCTGTTGCTGGAGGGCTTTTAGCTGGTCAATTAGAAAGATTAGGGGCTGGTAAACTTTTAAGCAATCTTACAAACAAAGGAGCTGCTTCTATATTAAGAATGGGTGTTAAAAGATATGCTCAAAGAGTTGGCGGTCAAGTTATAAGAAACTTTTCTAGCGGGGCTACCGAAGCTATAACGGAAGTTTTACAAGAAGTTATTTCAGTGGGAGTAGCTGACGGAAAGTTAGACAAAGAACAATTGTTTGAAGCAGGCGGTACAGGCTTTTTAGTATCAGCAATGACTGGTTTAGGCGGTAATGTTGTTACTCAAACTGTGCAGGAGGTTAAAACTTTAAATAGAGTGGTAGCCGGAAAGTTAAACCCTAAAAGTGCAGAAGCTTTTTTCAATACAAAAACAGCGGAAATAAACGATTTGCTTAAAAATGAAACTAAGCCGTCTAAAATAGAAGAACTTCAAGAAAAAAAGCAAGCCATACTAAATGCTAGAAATGCTAATTTAAAAATACCTTCTAACTTTTCAATTGTAACTAAAGAAAAAATATTTGATTTAATTGAAGAAAAACAAGGTATTGAAAAAGAAATAGAAAATAAAGATACTGAATTAGTTAGAAATCAAACAAATAGGATTAAAGAGATCAACACTGAATTAAACGTTATATCTAGTCTAGAAACGCAAATAAAAACAGTAGAAAAGCTAACTAAAGATGTAAAAGGGCTAACAATTGAATCTTTAGATAACGCTGAAGCTATAACTAATTTTATTGAAGAAAACAATATTGATGTAGATAGCAAAAAAGCATCTAATGAACAGGGCTTTATATATCAAAATCCTAAAACAGGTGAACAAACAATTGTAATAAACAAAGAAATTGCAGCAAAAGACCGAGCTGTTAATGTTGCTGCTCATGAATTTTTACATGGACTGATATTTCAAACGGTTAAGAACTCGCCTGAAACACAAATCGCTTTAGGTAAATCTTTAAATGAGTATATAAACAAAATAGATGTTAACCAAATTAAAGATAGCAACTTTGCAAAAAGATTAGAAAGCTACAAAGATATGGATGAAGCTACTCAATCTGAGGAAGTTTTAACTTTATTTTCTGATGCTATTGCTACTGGAGATATACAGTTTAACGAAAGTGTTTTTACAAAAATTGGCGATGTAATTCGTAGAACTTTGCAGAACTTAGGTGTAAAGGTTAAATTTAATAACGGTAAAGATGTTTATAATTTTGTAAAAGATTATAATAAAAGCATTGAAAAAGGAAAATTAACTAAAGCTCAAAAAGCAGTTGGTAAAAAAGGCGCAAAAGGTGCATTAGTTTTAGAAAAAACAGTAGAAGCTGAGCCTGGTATTAAAGAAAGCAAACAATTAACACCAGAGCAAGATACTCAACTTAGATCTGATGTTGCTGAAATAAAAAAAGAAGCATCTGAAAGTGAAGCTTTGGCTAAAAAATTTAATAAAGATTTTATTAAAGGGGCTAAGCAAACAAGATTAGAGAATAAAGTACTAAATGAAATTAAACCTGTAGTAGAAAGAGTTATTACTAATAGAACAAAAGCATTATATGATCCTATTGTTGAAGATGCTAAAAAACTAGTTAGTAGAGAAATGTTTCAGGAATCTATGCGCTCTGATATTGAGACTATGGTTCTTAATGAATTTACAGGAAAACAAGATATTGAAAAATTTATAGTTAACAGAGGTTTTTTAAGAGCAAATAATTTAGCAGAAAGACTAGGTATTAAAAATGCTGAAGAAGGTATTGATAAAAATCTTGATACTGCTAAAACAATTCTTGTTGAAGAAACTGAACAACCAAAAACAGACAGGCCTAGATATAGAAATATATTAAAAAGTAATGTATTACCTACAGAAACAACGGCTAAAGTAAAAGATAAAGTATTAAAAACAGTTAGAACTTTAAAATCTAAACTTAATACTAAAATATCTATAAATAAAACTGTAACTCCTTTAATTGCTGAAATTAAAGAAAATATGGGTAAACAAGCCGACATTGATTTTAAAAAAGCAATGGGTGGTAAAAAAGATGGTCAGCTAAAAAGATTTCTAATAAAGAACAAAAAAGCTATATTAGAAAACATGACCACTACTTGGTTAGTAAAAGCTATGCCTGGAGCAATTCAAAAACAAGTTGATGGAAACTTCATTTCTGATTGGCAAGGTAAAAAGATTGATCGTGAAAAAACAACAACACAACAAGCTGGAAGAACATCGGGAGCAGAAATCGTTAGAAGACTTCCTAACGCATTTAAAAACTTAGATGATAAAACATACTTAGGATATGTAGTTGACGAGTCTGGAGCGCCTATAAGAGGCCGTAAAGAGTCATTAGCAAAAGCTATGGCTGAAGAATTATCTTTTGATATATTTGCAGCGGAAATACAAGACGAAAATTCAGAAATAAGCAGAGCGTTTGAAAGTAATCAAGAGGCTTTAGGGGAGGTTTTAAAAGATAATTTTGTAGCTGTATTAGAAAAGGATTTAGATAGAGGCACTGTAAAATTCTCTATGTCCCTAAAAGAACGTAAAAACCTAATAAATGTAGCTATTTCTGAAGGTATAAATTCTCAGAAAATTAAAGATATAGCTATTAAAAACGGTATTCCAGAAAAAGAATTTAGTGCAGTATTGGAAAATATTATACACGAAGGTATATTGCAGAAAATGCAAGACGCTGAAGCCTCAAATCAAGGTCTTAAATACGAAGAGGCTTTAGAAGTTGTTTTAAATACATTTACTAGCTCTGATATAAAAGTAGAAAAAATTAAACGTAGAAAAGGAGATATTAGTATTAAAGGCGGAGGAAAAACATATAAAGTAGAAGTAAAACTTAATGATAAAGCTCAAATAGGTAGTATATCTACAGGTCTTTTTACAATAAAAGATGGTGTTATATCTTTAAAAGATTCTAATAATTTAAAAATAAATAGCAAATTAAGCGAAGAAAACAAAAAAGTATTTGTAGATTTTTTAAATAATAATAAAAAGTATTTAAATAATTTAGCTAAAGCTATTAATGAAGCAAACACTGAGTCTAGCGAAAAAGCTATTATAAATAAAAATGGTCATTTAAAATTACCTTACAGTGAATTTTGGGAAAACATAAAAGATAAAATGCCTAATAATCAAGCTGGGCATGTTAGCTATGAAGGAAATCAATCTATAATAGAAGACTTTTACAAAGGTATAGACTTAATGCAAATAGGGGATTATGGAGCTTATGCTATTGGTAATCAAAGTAAGCTTGCTGGATTTTATCAAAAATTAGAAGCCACTACAAACAATGTACTAAGGCCCGTAAGATCTGGTACTACAGTTTATATGAGATTATTTCCTAACTTTAAGGAAATTAAAAATGAACGTAAAGATTCTTTAAGTACAGCTAAAGGTATATCTACATTAGCTAAAACAATTAGAGCAGCAGTTGAATTGGATTACATTGAAACTGGGCAAAAAGCAATAAATAATGCAAATTCTAATACATATTCCAAGTTAAGCAAACGTTTAGATGTTAAAGCAGAAGATATATCAGAATTAATAACTAGCAAAGCTAAAGCTGATTGGTTAATCAATAAAATAGCTGAAGGTTATAATGATTTTTATTTCATTGACAATAAAATGAATGAAGTAAAAGCCGTTAAGGATGTTCTTAACACTTTCGATGTTAAAGGTAGGGTTCAACAAGCCAAAGTTAAATTTAGCAAATCCATGAACACTACGTTTAATGAAATGCTGCAACGAAGTACAGGGATTGAAGCCGGTGAAACTATTGAAAGATCTATAGCTAGAAGACGAGGAGCTACTAAAGGTAAATTTAAGGTATGGATGCCATCATCATTGGATGATTTTAAAGGTTTAACTTCATATACGTTTGCAGGTAAAGGAAAACAAGGTGAGGCTGATCAAAAGTTTTTCCAGGATGCATTAATAACACCATACTTTAGAGGCATAAGAGCAATTGAGCAGTCTAGACAAGCGTTTAAGGACGACTTTAAGACACTTAATAAACAAATGAGGCCTGTATTAAAAAAGCTTGGTAAAATTGTGCCAGGGACTGAATTTACACATGATCAAGCAATAAGAGTCGCTCTTTGGACTGCGTCTGGATATGATATACCAGGAATATCTGAAAGTGATATTAAAACTTTAGTTGATTTTGTGAATGACAATGCTGATTTAAGTGAATACGCTAGAAAACTACAATTAATATCTAAAAGAAAAGAATGGAGCAAGCCTGGGGATTTTTGGGATGCAGAAACTATACTTTCAGATCTTAATAACTTAACTGAAAAAGTTGGTAGAAAAGAATACTTAACAGAATTTATTGAAAATGTAGATATAATATTTAGCGAAGATAACTTAAATAAAGTAGAAGCTGGATACGGTGAAGCTCAAAAAGAGGCTTTAAAAGATATTATATACAGAATGAAAAATGGCACTAACAGACCATCAGGTGCTAATAAAAATGAAAATAGATTTAACAATTGGGTTAATAATTCAATTGGAGCTATCATGTTTTTTAACAGAAGATCTGCATTACTTCAAACGTTATCTATTGCTAACTTTATTAACTGGGGTGATAATAATGTTTTAAAAGCAGGGGCAGCTTTTGCTAACCAGCCTCAGTACTGGAAAGACTTTGCAACACTATTCAATTCTTCTAAGCTAAAACAAAGAAGGTCTGGTTTAAAAAGCGATGTTAACGAAGCTGAAATTGCAAATGCGGTTAAAGGTTCTAGGAACAAAGCGGTATCTGCATTAAGCTATTTATTAAAGATTGGTTTTACACCAACACAATTAGCGGATAGTTTTGCTATTGCTTCAGGAGGTGCTACTTTCTATAGAAACAGAGCTAACAGCTACTTAAAAGAAGTAAATGCTGAAGGTGAAAAAATTTATACACAAAAACAAGCAGAAGAAAAAGCTTTTGAAGATTTCAGTCAAATATCCGAAGAGACTCAACAATCTGGGGATCCCGCATTAATATCTTCTGACCAAGCAAGTACGCTAGGTAGAATGATATTAGCTTTTCAAAATACACCTATACAGTTAAATAGATCCATAAAGAAAGCTGCATTAGATATAAAGAACAGAAGAAGAACTCCTGGACAAACAATGTTGCAAAGTGATTTTTCAAACATAAGTAAAATAATTTACTACGGAACAGTTCAAAATATTATATTTTCAGCTTTACAAAATGCTTTATTCGCGTTAATACCTGGATTTGAGGATGAAGACGATGCACTAACTGAGGAAGAACAATTAGAAAAGTACGGTAAAATTTACAGTACAAAGCAAAGTAGAATAGTAAATGGAATGGTTGACACTACTTTAAAAGGAGGTTTTGGAGTTCCTGGAGCATTCATATCTACTATTAAAAATGCTTACTTAGAATATGCAAAGCAAAAAGAAAAAGGTTTTATTGGTGATCAAGGGTATACTATATTGGCAGCAGCAAATTTATCTCCGCCAGTTGGATCTAAGCTTAGAAAAATATATAGCGCAATAAAAACCGAAGAATTTGACAAAGATGTTATTGCAAAAAGAGGATGGGATATTACTATTGACGGAAAATTTAATTTAAGTCCAAAGTATAAAGTACTTGGATCTGTGACTGAAGGTCTTACAAATTTACCATTAGATAGAATGGTAGCTGAAGTAAGTTCTATTGCAGAAGCTTTAGATGCTAGAAACTCAAAATGGCAAAGAATAGCTTTGGCTTTAGGGTGGAAAACTTGGGATGTTAATGTTAAAAACGAAGAGCACGAGCTTATAAAAACAGAAGCTAAAACTAAAAGAAAAGAAGAAGGTAAAATAAAAGCCAAAGAAACTAGAGCAAAAAATAAAAAAGAAAAAGATAAAAAAGCTAAATTAGAAAGAATTAAGAAAATTAATAAAATGAGTAAATAATGAAGTTTAAATATTTTGAATATGAGCATTTTGATTCGCCTGATATGCCAGGTAGTGGTAAACTAGTCAGTGATGAACTAATAAGTATGCTAGATGTTGCTAGAAAAAAGTATGGTAAACCTATAATACCAAACTCTGGCTATAGAACAATTGAACACAATGCCGAGGTTGGTGGTAAACCCACCTCATCTCATTTAAAAGGATTAGCCGCAGATATAAAGTGTACAAATTCAACTGATAGATTTTTACTAGAAGGTATATTAAGAGAAGTTGGATTTACAAGGATAGGTATAGGCAATTCGTTTATACACGTAGACATTGATAAAGACAAGGCTCAAAAAGTATTATGGACTTATTAAAAATAAAATTATGAAAAAAAAGAAAACATGTTGGAAAGGTTACCAGATGAAAGGCTTAAAAAAGAAAGGTAAACGAATGGTGCCAAATTGCGTGCCTGTAGGAAAAAATAAAAAATAGGAGTAAAGATTATCAGGCGTACCATACCTGCAATTCCTATAAAAAAAGGGGTCTCATATTGAGGCCCCTTTTAATATTATGTATAGCATAAAGTTATAACTTTTAGCCTTTAGCCGTCACACGCTAAACAGTCTTCATTCATAGCGCTTGCAGCTATATCACCTCGTAAAACAGATTCAGTTCTAGTATAATATAAAGTTTTAATACCTTGCTTCCATGCATTAAAATGAACTTTGTTCAACCATTTTGGTGTTGCCTCAGAAGGAAACGCTAAGTTTAAACTAACAGACTGATCTATATACTGTTGTCTTAACCCTGCTTGATTAACTAATTCTAGTTGATTAATTTCCTTAAACGTTTTAAACACTTCCTTAGCAGGTATGTCATGGCCCATAGTAATATTATCAAGCTCACTGATATCTTGGACCGAACCTCCATCAGCCAGTATTTTACCCCATATCTTTTCATTATTTAATTTATGTTTTCTTAATAGTTTAACTAACGTAGGATTTTTTCTAATGAAAGTTCCATTAGCTCCTTGCTCCGCGAATACATTAGCGGCCCAGGGTTCTATTCCTGGAGAAACATTACCACTAAGCTTACTATTGGAAACAGTAGGAGCTACAGCACGAAGGTGAGTATTGCGCATACCAGTACCAACACACCATAAAGGCTCGCCATAAATTTCAGCAAGATCCATAGAAGCTCTTTCGCTTTCAATTTTAATCTGAGAAAATATTTTCCTAGTTTCAAACTGAGCAAGTAAACCTTCAAAAGGAATACCTTTGTTTTGGATATAGGTATGCCATCCGAGGACACCCAACCCAAGAGCTCTTCCCTTCTGAGCACTACGAACGGCATTTTCAAAACCTCTAAGTCCTTTTGCTCTTTGAATAAATTCCTCCATAACACCGTCAAGAAACCAAGTGGCGTCGTATATAAGATTAGTATCCTTCCATTCTTCATATTTTGATAAATTTAATGATGATAAACAACATACAAAACTGTGATTTTCATCGGTGTGTAACGTTATTTCTGAACATATATTAGTCATATGAACTTTTAATCCGTTGTGCTTATATGCTTCTGGATTTGCTTTATTAACATTTCCTTTAAACATAATATACGGCTCTCCAGTTGCTTTTCGCTTTCTAAGTAATTTACTCCATTTACCCCTTGCTTCAGCATCTCCTTGTTTAAGCTTACGCATAAACTTATCGCCAATAATTGCGCACTGATGTAAGTTAAGCGATTGTCTGTTAACATCTCCTTTAGGTTCCCTGATCTCAAGCCACTCCTCAAAGTCCTCGTGTTCGATGTTGATATTAACTGAGGCAGCTCCTCTACGGACACTCCCTTGATTAGTTGCAAGAATTGTTGAGTCATATATTTTGCAGAAAGGTACGACTCCGTCTGATGTTCCATTACCTGTAATTTTAGCGCCCGCAGGCCTTATTTGATTAATACCAATACCAACACCACCACCTTGCTTAGCAAGCAGCATCATCTCTAGGTTTTTCTGTCCGATATCCTGAATCGAATCAGCAACATCGATACCAAAGCAACTAATAGGTAAGCCCCTGTCAGTCCCTGTGTTTGAGAGTACCGGGCTAGCAAGGCACAGCCAACCATTCCAAATATAATTAAAAAAAGTTTCAGCCATCTCTGGTTTATATAATCTACGAGCAACCGTTTTAGAGACCCTATGGTATGCTTCTCTAGGTGTTTCTCCGTTATATAAGTATCCCCCGGATATTGTCTTCTTGTATACGTTCGTATCACCCCACGCAGGATAATCTTCTCCTTTGACCCAATCATTGTTCCACATATTATAATTCTAGTTTTTTATCTTCAACTTTTTCTTCACCAGCTTTTTCCTTAAGTTTTTCAATTGCTTCATCATAACCTGGCATATATTTAATTGCTTCCAAGGTTCCTAAAGCTATTGTAGTTAGCTGATTTAATTCTCTTATTACTTTTTGATTGATCATTCCTAATGTCTCAATCTTGTTCTTCATTTCAATTAGTGTCTGTTCTTTCATATAATTGTTTATCTATTTCTTGTTGTGTTATATTTACTCTACCAACTTTGTTTGGTATTAAATGACATCCACTATATCCGAGCAAATGATATATGGCTTCATGTATTATGGCCCATTCAACTCTTTTATATTTGGCTAATATTTTAAAGTCATCTACATTTTTTCCTAACGATTTATGGGAGTTCATTCTAGGTTTTAAATCACTGGTTATTCCTACATAGTCTTCATTAGGTAATTTATATACTCTCCAATACCCATCAAGAGATTCTTTTCTTTTAGATGTTCTATAAGAGATACTACATTTTTTACATTCTGGTCTTTCACCTTTGTCTTTGCCTCGCTTATAATAATCTGATAGAGGTTTTGGTAGTTTACATTTTGTACACTTTTTCATATTATAAATGTCTATGAACAGCTTGCCTACTTATTTTTAATACGTCAGCTACATACTGTACGGTTTGTTTAGGCATTAGCTCTCTGATTAATCTAATTTTAACTTTTGTTTTTAACTTCTTGTTATTACTTATAGACACAACTTCTTTAGTTCTTTCTAAATCTTGTTTCATCTGATAAAAATAACTTGATGCTGATTTTACTTTACGATCAGTTAATTCTTTAGACCATCTATATAGTGCAGCTTGCAACCAACTATAGGGTTTTTTCCAGTCTTCAAATCCAAAAATTACGTGAAGATCCCATGTGTTTCCGTGTAACTTATGATACCACCAATATTCAAACCCATCAAAGGTTATCTTATGATTCTCAGGAAGACATAGAGATTCAAGGTCTTGATCTGACCAACTCGTTATATTCATATCTATTTCCATTTTGTTTCTTATTAGTATTATTACACGTTTACATTTGGTTTTACAGCAGTTGTAAACATTATTATTATTATTAATTGATTATCAGCAGGTTACCCAGGTGAAAAAAGTTTACTTATGCTTATTCCCATATATCCTCATAGTCCTCACCCTCACCAGCTTTGCTATAATCTGTTGGCCTAATTGCGAAAAAATCAGTATGAGTGACGCCCCCGGTAAGATGATAGAACCAATCAAGATTAGCTGCTGCTTTAGTGTCATACGCAAAATACGACCCCAGGTCAATGTAACCAAGTTCCACAAGTTTTTCATTTGCTCTCTTTTTTATAAAATGTTTTAAATCGTTTGATTTGAGGCCCTTTATGTCACCCTTTTCAAACATCTTACTAATATAATTAGTCTCTAGCTTAACCATTGCCTCAGCTGACTTAAGGATATCCTCGCGACACAATTCAAGCAATTGATTATCCTCTTCACACATATGTCTAAATAATTGACAACCCATTTTACTATGCAATGATTCATCTCTTACTGACCACTTCATTTGTTGTCCGATACCCTTAAGTAAATTACGCAGCTGAAAAGAATACAGAACAGCAAAAGCAGAATACAAACTAACTCCTTCAGCGAAGGCTGAAAATACAGCAAGAGATTTAGCGATGCCAGTACGGCTGTTACCATTATAAGCAACAAGATTATTAAAACGCTCCGCCGTAGCAGGCTCGTGTAAAAATGCTTCATAGTCTTCTAGTTTTAATGTTTCATTTAAATAACTGTAAGCAACTGCATGTATAGTTTCTTGTGATCCAAACATCATTGCCATTTGCTGTATTTCGTGCTTAGGAAACCAACCAACAACTTTTTGTGTCCAGTAATCTGATACTGCACATTCTGTTTGAGCAAAGCCGAGGAGTATGTTCCCGACTAAGTGCTTTTCTTTTTCATTTAACTTTTCATTCCAATCTTTTAAATCGCCTTGCATTGAGATTTCAGTGTGTAACCAAAATGCTTGAGCTTGTTTTAACCAACCTTCTGTGTAGTACTCAGGGTACTCAAAAGGTTTATACGCTACTCTTTTATCAAATAATCCCATTATGTTTGTGTAAAGCTTTTAATTGTTTCTAATTCGTTCTTCCAGGCTTCTATATGAGCCAATATAACGGGCTTTGTTGTAGACTTAGATACATTCCTCATATCATATAATATGTTGTCAATAAATAAGCCTACAGAAGCCACTATTAATTTAAGATCCTCATCCATTAAAGCTCAACTCTTAGAATTACTTTAACAACAATTTTATCTAAATCATCATAAGATATATTAAACTCTTTTGCTGCTTGTAAGTCGATACTCATGCAACCTTCTTTATTTGTTCTATCTAACCACCCTTCGTGTATCATTTCTGATGATATTACCTTATTTTCTACTTTTTCTATTTTAAAAATTGCTACTTTAATTTGATTTTGATTGTTCATTGATTGTGAAATTATTGGGTTATTAATATGTAATTTTGCGCTTGGAGGTGATGTACCTAAGCCTACGTTTCCTGTAAAATTGTTGTACATTAAGTCGCGTTGGCTGTTAATGTTTGCACAGCCGGTGCTGTTAATGTTTGCACAGCTGGTGCTGTTACCGTTAGTTATAGTGTAATCCATATTTTTTAATTATAAATAGTTAATGCTATGTCTATAAGAGGTAAGTATAAAACGTGTATTTTTGAGTCCTCCATTTCATAACTTCTTATGCCTATTAAAAATCCTGGGTAAAAACCTAATTCAATTGACCATGCTGCTTTGTTTTCGTTGTCTTTCATGTGCTTGTAATTCCGTATTTTGTTTGTAATTTAACTAAATCTTTATATCTAATCCTACCTTTAACTTCCCAACTCCATTTAACCCATTTATCAATCTGTCGCTCGGCATACTTTTGCTTGGCTATGATCTTTGCTTCTCTAGGATTATTTGTACCGTTTCGTCGCATTCCTTTTGGTTTTGTGGTTTATAAAGCGTGTGTCCTGGAAACTGATTAGATACTAATAACTTAAACATCTTCCATCTCAATGGAAATGACTCATTAGCTCTACCTTTAGTTTCTATTATAAAGTCTTCACCAATAAAATCAGGAGTATATTTTATAGGTAGTATTCTTTTACAACCTCTATTTTTATAATCCCCTTTGCTATTAGCTTGTCTTTCATATACTTCATTTTCAAAATGAAATCCGTTTAACAAAACAAAAGTTTCACCTTCGTATTTTGTTTTTATCTTTGCTTTCTGTAAAGCAATATACATATATTTTTCCAGACCTGAAGCAAAGTCAATACCATCATATGATACTTTCTTTGCTCTTACCGGACCGCGCTTGCCGCTCTTTCTTTTAAATGACTTCCTCATAGTCAACATCTAAGTCACTTAATAAATCTTCTTGAAGATCTGTAGTATAAACTTCTTTAGCTTTTTGTAAATACAATACAGCATCCATAAGTTCTTCTTGTAAATGATTAAGCCATTCAAACATCTTTGATGGGTCATCTTGCAGTGTTACACCGTATTTGGCAAAGCCAACATCTGATCTTGACACGAATTTATCTACAACTCTTTCAACAACTGGGTCTCTAAATTCTATTTGTTTTTTATTCATTATAAAGTTTGTTTTACAAATGTTCCATTAATCATTTTACCTTGACGATCTTTAATAACACCGTAAGCAGATGTTATACAGTCTTCAATGTTATGACCTCTTAGTTTTGCTAAGTTAGTCAAAACAACGACCATATCACCAATAGCATCAATAACTTCTGTCTCATCATTTTTTAATAAAGCTTGAGCTAGCTCACCTGCTTCTTCCATTAACTTTATATATTGAGTTCTAGAATCACCAGACTTGTATATACCTTTTGCTTTAGCCCAAGCTCTTATGTCATCATACACGGTGTTAGAAGGAGCTTTCACTTCGCTTGCTAAAAACTCCGAAGCGTAAGCTTTATTATAAATGTAACATCTGTTTACATTAAACATAGATACTTTAGCGTTTTTACATATCCAATTAATAGTTTGATCGTCTAAGCCAAATGTACCGTGATCAGTCGCCCATTTAAGACCCATGTTATCCATTAAATTGCCTTTTAATTTATTAATCGGCATTGGAAATGTTGTTGTTTGCTCTGTTGAATTTAATTTCATTTTATTATTTTTATTGATTAAATTTTTATAAGATTGTCTGTCAACTTTATATCTATAAGACTTTTGAAGTTCTATTTCACGGCCTGATATATAATCTATATCTGTTGACTGTTCAAGAACTTCATACTCACCCTCCTTATATCCTTGCATAAGGGTAACTCTATTCTTAAGATTACGTGTAACACCAATTTTTTTACCCGGAATGTGGTATATATAATACATATTTATTTTTATTTGCCAACGCTTAACTCTGCTTTGATTGCAGACAAAGGATTGTAGTTAATTAATTTAATTTTATTTGATTCAGGTATATATAAATCATTACTGATACTTAAAAATATACCGCTATCTAATTCTAATTGAGGAAGCTTTGGATTGTGTCTTCTTCTAAACTCCCTAGCCTGATCTAAATGATTGTTGTATAAGTGACAATCGCCTAGTTGACCAATTAATTGACCAGCTTTTAACTCAGCTCCTTTAGCTAACATTTCTAATAGCAGACCATACATTGCAATATCGTAAGGTAAACCTAAGAATACATCAGCAGATCTTTGTATCCACATTAAATCCATTTTACCATCGTTGATATAAACTTGAAAAGCGTAATGACAAGGAGGTAAGGCCATATGTTTTAATTGACCAACATTCCAAGCATTAACCATTAGTCTTCTCGAGCTAGGATTCTCTTTTATATTCTTAACTAAATTCAATAACTGATCTTCATACCTTGTGTAGTAGCCATCAGTTCTTTTCCAGTTACGCCATTGTGCGCCATAAACAGGGCCTAATGTTCCGTCTGTTCTGCCTGATCTTTTATAATCGGCATCCCAATAAGTTACATTATTATCCTGTAAGTATTTCATATCT